TCGTAAAACTCTAAAACAATACGACCCCCAGATGTACGAGGACATTTGGGGATTCACACGCCGCCCCGCTGGTCTGGACGGCATGTACAAGTCCCTCAACAAGTTCGGCGAAGATCGAAAGGAATTCGTCGACTTAACCTCAACCCAGCGAAGTGCTATGGCTAAGGCCATAGGTAAAGCTCGCTTGGCGTTTAAGCTTCCCGTGAAACATGAACCTCTTGACTGGCACGAAGTTGGTCAATATATGAAACGAGATACCTCTGCCGGCGTTTCCTTTCCTGGCAAGAAGAAAGGAGACGTTCTGCCCCAGATATACACTGAGGGTAGGTGGCAGGGGCATCGTATGAAGCAGGGGGGAAAAGACCGGTTTGATCCAACCCGTGTGAGGTTCGCTCCTTGCATGGCCACCCAAAGGGGAGGGATGTCTGAAAGATCTGATCCTAAGACTCGTCTCGCTTGGATCTATCCTGCTGAGATGTTGATGGTTGAGGGGCTCTACGCTCCCGTCATGTACCGAGAGTTCATGGCGTTACCTGATTCACCGATGCTAGTAGGCAAAAGTTCGCAACGCTTGTATACCGAGTGGGCGGCGAACACAAAAATTGGAGAAAAGCTTTACGGTTTAGACTTCAAGTCGTTTGACACCCGAGTACCATCTTGGTTGATCAAATCCGCATTCGACATTTTACACCAGAATGTTGAATGGATGAGTTGGAGAGGGAAACCGACCAGTGCCAGATCTCGCCAGAAGTGGCGAAACGTCTGGGATGGTATGGTGTGGTACTTCATCAACACTCCAATCCTTATGCCTGACGGACGCATGTTCCGCAAAAATAGAGGTGTACCATCTGGGTCGTGGTGGACTCAGCTCGTTGATAGTGTGTGCAACTACATACTTGTCGAGTACATGGCGGCGTGTCAAAACGTAGCTATGAAATCACTGAAAGTCCTGGGCGACGATAGCGCTTTCAGGTCTGGATCTAACTTCGATCTCAAGGTTGGAGCGGACGATGCGGAAGCAGTAGGAATGGAGTTGAGTGTGGACAAGTCAGAGATGACTGAGACC